GGCGATAGTCTCATCATCTCAGCCATTTTGTTTAGTCCTTTTTGTGCCTTTGCGCGAAATTACGGGCCGCTTCTTTGCTGCCGAAACCCCACGCTTTGAGGGCGAGCTTGAGGCGGGTGGGTCTACCCTTTTCGTCCGTGAGAGGCCCAGCCATTCCACCAAATCGCGCAGCAAAGCTAACACGCCTCGGGTTCGTTCCAGACTTGACCGGGGATTTGAGGTTGCTGCCTTCTTTGTTCTTGAAGTATTTGCGGCCTGCTTCATTTAGTCCACCTTCTGGGTTTTGATATTTTTTCTGAACCATTATTCGTACCACTCAATCATCAAGTGAGCCATGTGCGCTTGGCCGCTTCTGTTTGTTAACCTAAATAAATAAGTTGTCAGGGGCGCTAAAACATATTGAAACGAAAATGCAGCAGCTCCACCAGCCTGACCGCCAGACCCGCCTGCAAGAAACTCTCCGGTCAAAGCCGTTCCGGTAGTAGTGACTGTTGGGTTGACAAGTATTGCGCTTGAGCTCGTATTGGTTGATGACCTATAACGATTGATGGCTGTAAACGATGTGCCACCAGTTACCGTTGCGTTTTCGTAAATAGTGAATTCCGCATCCCCGCCACAATTAACATCAAACACTAGGTGAGGATATTTTCCAGCAGCCCAGGCAACAGCAATGTCAATAGACGCATTGTCAGCCAGTTGATTTGCGTCACCATTTAAGTAGTAAGCATAAAAGGCTCGGCCTTCGTGCAACCTGACATGGTTAACGTCAGCAACTACAAATGGCTTTTCTGACCCGGCAACAGTTTGATTGCCATCTTTATCAATAAATGTTGACGTAACAAATATTGACTTTGTATTGTCAGATTCTCGCTGAACAATAATTGCCATTATTTCTTGGGCTTCATTGCGGTTTTAGCTGCCTTCTTAAATGCATCGGCAGTTGGTGCGCCTGGTGCGCCAGGCTTACGCATCTTCTCGCCAGAGCCCTCGGCTATCCGCTCACGTTTTTTATGGATGTTGGCATATAGTCCGGGCTTCATTTCTTGGCCATCCCTGCTTGAGACATTGCAATTGCCACGGCCTGCTTTTGGCTCTTAACTACTGGGCCACCTTTTCCAGAGTGCAAGGTTCCTGATTTGTACTCGCGCATGACCTTGGCCACTTTCTTTTGCATCTTGTCTTTTTTATCCATGATTGTCCTTATGCCATTGGGCCTGCGCCCAGGGTTGATTGGCCAACACCAGCTTCCGGTGTCAGACGCTGCTCAGACAACAAAGCTCTTCCACCACGGCGAGCTCTACGGCGAGCTGCGCGTTCTTCATCAATTTCTGAAGAAATAGATTTTGCAACCGGTTTTGACCCTTCTCTCATTTGATCTGCAACAGTTCCAAGACCGCCGTCTTGTCGTGGCTTATCAAATACTTTTTTAATGCTGCCAACTGCTCCACCCATAATTAAACTCCTATGCGATTTCAGATGATCCTAAGGTTTGTATTCCCTGCTCCGGGGAAACCCGAGCAGCCGACAACAACATCCGCGACCCACCACGCAACCTGGCCATACGCTTTGATGCGGCCTGTTCGCCTAGTTCTCTGCGCTCTTCTTCAGCCTGTATCTTGAGCCGCTCGTTTTCTTTGCGCGTCTCTTCGATAGCCCTTTCTTGTGGGCCGGTGTCTGGTTTTCTTGTTAAAGCAGACATATTTACCTCGCCATTAAAAAATAATCCACACCATCTGTTCCGTACTTTCGCATCAGACACTCTTCCTTAAACCCAACCGCTGATGCCCATTTGTACGCCCGTGTATCCGTAGATCTAACGGTTATCTGTGTTCGATGCAATCCCATAGATATCGCAGAGATATCTAAAACTAAGTTTGCTGTCTTGGTAAGCGTGATTGGCATTGTTCTCGCAATGTCATCTGCTACTAGCCACGCCTCGGCAACGCCATTCCAGATTGAAACGAAACCAAAGATAGCTGCTGGCTGGTTGTAGACGAAAGCGGTAACAGCTGCGCCCATCTGTTCCTGTTGGTCAAAGACATCAATGGCCTCCTCTCGGTTGGCCACAACTAGTACCTCCTCGGATTTGATATCTATTCTGGCGGCGTGGTTTTTGTGAAAGGGCATAAAGAACAGGCCCGTTCTTCTGCGGTTGTCGTTGAGTTTCTCAGCGAGTTGTAAAGACATCAAAGTCGGCATTGACCACCGTTTGGGCTATCTGTGTGTTTTGGGCAAATGCACTCTTGGTCATGCGCCTGTGTTCGCCGCCACCGAGTAGCAGGTATCCGAATGCGTCACCAACGTGGGAGTGCTCGTTTTTATTTGGGCTATCTCTGAATCTTTCCTGGCCAGCTCCAACGGATACCCGTTTAAAATGATATCCACCGGCTAACGATTTTCGGAGGAGCTTGCATTGCGTATTGACAATCAATCCAGGTTTGCCGTTTATGAGCCTCTGCATCGGGGCGGCACCTGCCTCACGCCTGACCTTGAAGTCGTTAGATGGCGTGGGTTGAGCTCGCAGCCCCAGGGTTCTCAGGTGGTCAAAAGCGGTGACCTCGTAGATCGCGTCCCTCTGCATACCGGCGGGGTCACCCCAGACCATCAGCTGCGCCTTTGGAAACCTCGCATTCAACTCAGCCAGGAGCTGCTGGCCGAACCGCTCCAGGCCCATATCAAAAGTCACAATCTCATGCAGAACTATCCAACGCCCGTTAGCGAGCCGCTGACCTATGACCGCAGCTGGCGTAAGACCAAAGTCTAGGCCCACCTGTAGCGGTATGCTTGGATCGTAGTCCACCTCGCCGCTCATCAGGTTGTCATCGTACTCAGACCAGACCGGCTTGCCCTCTTGGACGTAGGTGTATTGGCCTTCGGCGTAGCACCGAATCCAATCCAGGTTCTTGCCAAGCAGCATTTGCTGGTAGTAGCCAGGCGGCAGGTTAGAGATATTTTCTGCTTTCGGGTTTAACTTCCACCACCGGCCAGAAGAGAAGATGTGATCGTTGGCCTCTGGGTTCTCTGGCAGGTCACCTGGAGATACCTCGATCACCCCGCCTGGTTGTCTGTAAAACTTCCAGGCATATGCGCCGGTCATCTTTTCTTTCTCGGCCATCCTGAAGTACCAATGGTCATCATCCATCGGGTTCGTGTCGAGCCAGATGCCGTGCCAGGTGGCACCACCGTCTCGCTTGGTGGGGTAGCGGCCAACCCGGTGGGTGAGACCATCGATCACGGCCTTGGGCAGCTCTCGGGCCTCGTTGACCCACGCACCCGTGAGCTCAAGGGAGAGGAGCTTACGGACATCCTTTGGTTGGTCTAGAGCCAGGAAGATCACCTCGCAGTCGATACCGGATGCGTCTCCCCTGGATGGGAGCCGTATGTGGTGGGTGATGGGCGGTGTCCACAGCATCGGGCCAAAGGTGTTCTCTGGGAACAGGTCTTGCCAGGTCTTGATTGTGGTGGTCTTTAACTCCGGGTAGCTGTTACGCACGATTACAAAACGGGTATATCTGATGCCATCCACGGGGCTGGGCTTTTGCTGTACCGCTCGCATCATTATCTCAGCTGCGCAGGCGTAGCTCTTACCCGATCCCACCGGCCCCATCAGGCCACGGACAAACGCATTAGATTGCAAGAACTCCCATACCCTGGGAGATCTAGAAAAATCTAAATTCAGCCCGGTAGACGGGATCTGTTTTTGGCTGCGCTCTTTAGTTTTTGTCATTCTCTTTTCGTATATCTCTGATGATTACTATCACCACTATGGCCAACATTGAAAGAAAGAAAATACCGGCGCTTTGAGCGTTCAAGTGGGCAATGCTATTGATCCAATCTTGTTTCATCTTTCACCTCCACATCGATAGGTTCGGGGGCCTGGACGTTGATTCCGATTACTGACGGTTTATCTGATCCATCGTCCGGGCTATCCAAGAGTCCAGACGCTTTAGCAAGTAAACGGAGCACGCCAACCTTGTCGTAGAGTTCAACGTCCAGCGTCTGCGAACCATCCTTCTCACGCTTGACCCTGATATTTTTGATTGCCTGCAAGGCGTGGTCTGGAATTTGACTTGCCGCTTTAACCTTGACATTTCCGTCCTCGTCCCACGTTAGGATATCTGTGATCTTGGTGTTGGCCATGCACAGCAGGGAAAACGCAATGGCCTCTCGGTTCTCCGTAATCGTGGCAGACCTCTCCATGCGCCTGGAGATCGAGCGCACCCCGCCCCAGTTCTTGAGGCTGGGTACTTGCTCGGATATACGCGACTTAGTTCTGGCCATTGATTCGCTCTCCAATCCACCGCATCACCGGCACGGCCATTGAGTTACCTAATGCTTTGTATCTTGGCCCGTCTGGTGTCTGCTCCTTCTTGCGCCACGGTATTTCTGTATATTTGTCAGGAAACCCTTGTAACCTTTCGCACTCAATTGGGGTAAGTCTGCGGACTGCCATAGATTGCATGACCGCCGTTCCACCTTGATGATTTCCTATATTGTTAACAGAGGCATCTAGCGTTCTAGCAGTATCTGTTGGTGTTACATAAATATCTTCTTTTGATGCGCCGGCGCCCGGAGCAATGCTATAAGCAATTGGTTGCGCCACCCCATGCACATCAGCCTTGGTCAGGGTTGGCGCTCCTATTGCTTGGCCTCGATCAGACATCGGATTAGCTGACAAACAAAAAGCAGTTTCAGATACGCTGACCGATGGATTATCTCTGTCGCCAGCTAATTGAAAAGCAAGCGGCTGCGCCACCGCATGATGGTTTCGCTGCAAAATCGCTCCAAAGTTATTTTTATCGGGCATCCGTTGAGCGCCATTTGCGCCCTCTTTTGTTAACGTTCCGGCTACTTGTCCACCATCCCACCAACTACCGCACTCAACGCCTTGAAAAGAGGTTGCGGCAGTTCCTTCCCCCTTCTCTCTGCTCGGTTTAGGATTCCCGCACAGGCTGTCGCGCTCAAAAAGTACCGCTGCTGCAGGTCGCCAGTTTCCAAGACATCCGACAACAAACACACGCTTGCGTCGCTGGGCCACTCCGAAGAACTGAGCGTCCAACACTCTGTATGCGAACCCATACCCGAGTTGAGCCAGCGCCCCGAGGAAGGAACCAAAGTCCCGTCCTCCATTGCTTGACAAGACGCCGGGGACGTTTTCCCAGATAAACCACTTCGGTCGAAAGTGGTCAAGAATTCCGCAATAGACGAGGGCCAAGTTTCCACGAGGGTCTGCCATTCCTTTGCGTAGACCGGCGACTGAGAATGATTGGCAGGGTGTTCCTCCGACAAGAAGGTCAATTGAACCAATGTCCCACTCCTTATATTTTGTCATGTCCCCGACTTTAGGAACGTCAGGGTAGTGATGTTGAAGTACGGCAGAAGGGAATGGCTCGATCTCAGAGTAGGCAGCTGCCTGCCAACCCATGTGATGCCATGCCACAGTAGCCGCCTCAATCCCGGCACATACAGAGAGATATCGCATCAGAACGGAATATCTTCATCGGCATCCACAAACCCGTTGGACTTGGCCTTGTTGTGGTTGTCTTGGGACGGAAAAGGTTTGTGAGCTGCGGAGTAGGAATCACCCTGGGCCGCTACCTCCTTGCCAATCTTCACCTGGTACCAGGTCTTCCCATCCGAGTTCTTGGGGTTGATGTCCAGCCAATGGGTCTTGCCATCTGGCAGCATTACCTTACCCCGGAAAGCAGAGTGCCAATCCTCGGTTCTCTTATCGTTTGGCCAGGCAGAACCCTGACCAGGTTTCATCTCATACGCCATTTTTCCCACCTCCTTGTCTTAACATTCTTTCTTGAATCATTTTGTCTGCGATGACGTAAGCAGCGTGTACATCACCCTCAATCTGGGTATCTTCAAGGTTGATTGTTCCCGCCAACTTCCAAACAGCTACCAGCGCCAAAGCCGCAAACTCGTCCCTGCTTTCAATGTAAATCTGATGGTTGCCTATATCCCCGAATATCTCTGGGTTAGGAATCATCTTCCTGATCAAATCGGTTTCTTTCTTTTTCATATATCTCCTCAAGGTTGTAAGTCTGATTCTTTGATTGCAGATAGGTATTCGTCAGCTTGCATCAGAGCTATCTTCTGAGCTGCCAAAGCCTCTGCAATCTGTGCCACGGTAAATCCTCTGCGTAGCAATTGCAACACAAAGTCACGCAAGATATCTTCCATCGTCA